GGGAAATTAGATGAGATCTTGAATAGTGAATTGAAGAATGATTATGATTCGCTACAAAAATGGATTGAACATCAGAGGAGTGAGTTGGTTAAACTGCATGGTCCATCACGAGGCACCATCATAATAAATGATGATGAATACGCCGAACTTAAATACTACGCTTCGGACGTTTATAGACGGAATGATAAGAATGAGCTTGTGTACCTCGGTCTTATTTTGAATAAGCAATATCGCCCTGAGCCTAGCTTGTCAAAGATATCTGACATCAGGCTGAGGCGGCTGTGTGAGTACGATCAAGGTTGGTTCAGATTAGCAGAACGTATTCAGGAACGTCTTGATAATGGGATGGTCATCAAGATGGCTAAGCCACTTTTATATGATCAGAAATTTAAATATAACATCAAGCATCCAACAGCAGAGAATAATTACTTAGGGTATGATGTCATAAAAGAATGTTCGACTGAACTATTAATGAAAGACGATGAAGGTATAGACAGTCCAGCCGTACTACGTGGTTGGTCACTTGACAGTGTACCAGGTGTAATAACATTACCGAGTGGGGTAGAGTTTGATGTTAAGAGATCCTGTCTTAAACGTATAAACGAAGAAGCGCCAATGTATCCATACACCAATTTGTTTGAATACGCTGCAAGGCGGATTGATCTTGATGATCCAATGGTGCAATTGTGGCTCGAACACTTCGTAGGAGCTGAAGATTTCTTCTCTTTTAATGGTAGGATGATATCATGTGATAAGAGTCTTTTAGCGCATAAGAAGTTCGAAATGACCGTGACGCATTTAAGAACTGGCCCGAAGTTTAATTTAGAGCCTGATGGTATAGCGTGTTTAAAAGAGGCTTTCGTTATGATTCTGCCTGACCCCATTTATAATTCATATAAATGTCGTGGTGCATTTGGTGACCTCAATCAACATGTATTCGCAAAAACTTCAAGTGAAGCCCCTCCTATTTCGTTGAATAACATAAGCAGCACCAATTTTAAGTTGGAACATGACACGCATAAACCGAAATTGATCGGTTCATTAAATGTAATCGACGAAGAGTCAGTTGTCGAGTCTTATGACAAGTTAAAGAAGTATGGTTTGCACTTAAACGCGAAGTTACTGCTTGAGTCACAACACTATCAGGTGAATAAGGCTAATATGAAGCTTGGAAAGGTGAATAGAATAATTCTTGCTTACTGTGGGTATACTGGAACACATGCTGCTTCTGCAATAGTTACTCAGTTTACGGGTACTCGTGATAAAGGACCTACTATATCGAAACAATTTTATGATGCCATCGTTCAGAATACTTTCAATTACATGACGGACGGGCTTGAGAGAGGCAGTTTTGCAACACCTGAAAGCCGGTTGGACGTACTTTTCAAGGGCGGCACTTCATCCGCTAGCAGTACGTTCGAACACAAAGACATCAGCGGCTTCATAAAGTATAATACTCCTTTCCTCACACCCAAAGCTTTAGAGCCAGGTAAGGTATTACAAAAGCAAGACGGTACATTTCAAGTGGTGACTAAAATATCAACTAAATTGCGTTCTAAAAATGCAAATATCATAACTAACCCACTTAACTTTACAGTATACAGTGATTCAGACTTAAGACGAAAAATTAAGATGGGTTCACGTTTGGTTAGAGGAACGAGAGATAAACGTATAATTACACCAACCTACGGATCAGTTTACTTTACTATGTTATTAACTGTTTTATTAGCAGTTAGGATGTTATCTATGAGGAGAAAGAACAAGCCAGCCCTTACCACTGAGGGACGAGTTGGGACGACATATGTTGGTGCACTTCCGCATGAAGTGATGCTTCCTATGCTAGCTGTGACTAGTAATAATCCAAGCTACTTTATATTAGCCGTTGATTTCGGTCAGTTTGATTCTAGTCAGCATGGTGATATCTCGAAAGCTCACGCTGAAGGAGTACGACTATTCGCGAGTAAATATACACGTGACCGATTAACTGATGATCATGAAACGGTTGACTTATTAAAAGTGTCACAAAACAAGTTATTCATGATACTCGCAGATGCCTACGAAAAGCCTATGTTTTATGAGGGACAGAATATCACCGCTGAGGCAGCAGGTGTCAAATCTGGTGAACTGAGTACTCAACTACGCAATACTATAACTAATATGGCTCATACTGAGCTGGTTCTAGCGCGCTATAACTCCACAGCCAAGAGACATATTAAGATGGTTCATGAAAACATAGTGGGTGATGACAAGTACGGCGTCTTCTGTATGGTGGATAAGCAGCCGATTGATGAAGAGTCAGCAAAGCGTATAATTGAGATAGCAAAAGACATAGCTGAGGAAAATCACATGGTTTTATCAACTAAGCGTACTGTAATCGGCAATAAAGTTGGTGAGCACATCAAAATTTGGGTTGCTCGTGGATTTCTAACTCAAGACGTATTTCTAGATTCATTTGTTTCAGAAAAGAACTCATTCAGAGACATGGCCTATCTAGACCGAATGACAACATTATACGACATATTTATGACAATGTTAACACGATTCGCAGATGCTAGTCACTTGATGCCATTATTTATGGAGGATCTGATATCGTTAGAGGGTGTACGATCCGGCGACCTGACCTTTATACCTACAGTAGCTTGTATTGCTGCTATAGGTGGCCCAGAAATGGTGGTTAGTGCACCCGAAATACGAGGGATGGCTAGATACATACATAAATTTGATTTAGCAGATAACTTCAGAACAATTAATGATTTAATGGCTACTCTACGTGAGAAGGGGGGATCTGAGGCTTTCAAAAGGCAAATTTTGAATAACATCAAATTGGATAGTGGTTTGGTTGACAAGCAATGGATAACACACTTCAAGAGAAGAAGAGATATGCCATCGAATATATTTACAAACAGTCAGAATGATCCTGCTATTACCAAACTTATGCCCGAATATGTTGAAGAACGCCTAACTAAAACAGTTGTTGACACTTTGGATGAACCTGTCTCTAGATATATGAACAACAACATAATAATGAGGCGTATGTTTACAAACGAGTTCAAAGGACAATTGCGCAAGTCAGATGAGCCAAAGTATCAAGGTGTGTTCTATTTACTAAGCGACATTAAACGAGGGGTTACTTCACCATATTTGGGAGCTGACTCTGGAGTGCAACGCGTACATGAATTGGTAGGGTTAGCTGATCGTAATGCTAATATGGTTGAGCCAACAGTTCAACTAGATGCATTATTGAGGCGTAATCCTGGATCACATCCTGCCTATCTTACGGGACAAGACATCTTTAACGCTTTGAGTAGATATGAAATTGGTAGTTGGAAATTTGCACTAGAATCGTTAGATTTCGATCCTAGTGTTGCCGAACAGGTGATTAGTCTCGTGTCGCAAACAATGCACCGTTTCTTAGCTGATAAGGACGTAAATATGACCTCCATTTTTGACAACACGTCTCGTACGTATGATGTCTCGGACGAAATGATGCGCATTAAAGTGAACATTACTGAAGCCGATAGTATAAACATAAACTTGAGGAAAGGTATGTCATTCGAAGGTATGAAGTATGTGATATATATGGCTAGAAAAGGTTATGCAGTTAAGGCTACAATGACTCCACATAATATAGGTAACGTAACCATAAATGACAAGTAAAAGAGTTGTTAGTTCAAGCGATCATCTAATTATTCATTCGTTT